GCTACAAGGTAAAAATGGCTTATTCACACCGCCAACATATAGCCACATTTATAATCTAAAAACTGTTCAAATGTCAAATGACAAAGGAACATGGTTTGGATGGGATGTATCTAAGGTTGGTCCGGTTACAGATAAAGGTGTTTATACGATTGCTAAAAGCTTTGCTGAAAAAAACAGCAAGGGTCAAGTGAAAGTTAAACACGGATCTGACGAATCAAAAAGCGATTCACCCTATTAATCATCTAGCGTAAGCTAGGTTCCTAGGATTGGGCGTGGAAGCGAGAGTGGAAGCGTCCAAGACAAAATTATGATAGAAAGATTTATAAATATATTTAAAGGATTAGAACGTGCTCATGGTGTCACTTATGTTGATAAAAAAGGAAATGGCGAAAAAATAAAAGGGAAATCTTTTGTAAAAAGAGATCCTGTCACAGAGAGTTTATGGCGTAACCATTTACAAGGAACTGAACCAAGTTTAGGAATCATTCCAATTAATGATGATAACAAATGTATATGGGGTTGTATTGATATAGATTCGTATGCAGGATTTGATCATCCAAAATTAATAAATAAAATTAAATTACTTAACTTACCATTAGTAGTATGTAGATCTAAAAGTGGAGGAGCCCATGTATTTTGCTTTACCACTATTCCAGTGACTGCTCAATTAATGAGAGATAAACTCTTATCAGTTAGTGCAGTGTTGGGATATGGAGGATCTGAAGTATTTCCAAAACAAGTAGAATTAAAATCACAAGAGGATACAGGGAACTTTTTAAATTTACCATACTTTAATAGTGATAATACAACGAGGTATGCTTTTCTGGAGAATGGGGAAGCTGCAACCCTAGAAGGTTTTTTTGGGCTCCACGAAAGAAATATATTAACTCCAGAACGACTAGAACAACTTAAAATTAAAAGACCTGAATCTGAATTCAGTGATGGTCCTCCATGTTTAGAATCATTAACGCAAAATAAATTAGATGATGGTAGAGACAGAGTTCTGTATCAATATATTCAATATGCCAAAAGAAAATGGCCAGAAGAATGGAGCAAAAAAGTTAATCCTTTTAATTATAAATATTTTTCAGAGCCTTTAGACGACAAAATTATTCAAGATAAAATTAAATTTAATAGTAAAAAAGAACTAGGATTTAAATGCAATGAAGAACCAATGTGTAGTCATTGTGATAAAAAATTATGTAAGACTAGAAAATATGGCATTGGTGGAGAGTCTGTATTTCCAGAGCTTAATGATTTACAAAAAGTAGATTTAGATGAACCATATTATTGGGTTAATGTAGATGGAGAAAGAGTAAAACTGGAAACTATTGATCATTTAATAGAACAAAGATTGTTTAGAAGATCTGTTGCTAAACAAATAGATAAAAAACCACCTAGAATCAAAGGACCAGATTTTGATAAATTTACAGATCTATTGTTAGCAGGCATAGAAATTATTAAAGCACCACAAGGATCATCTATTGTTGATCAACTTAAAGATCATTTGGAAGAATTTTGTACCAATCGTACTGCAAAAGATACCACTAAAGCAGATATTTTAAGGGGAAACGTTTGGACTTCTGAAGGTAAACATTATTTTATTTTTAGTAAATTTTTTCATGGATACTTACAAAGAAAAAAATGGGGAGAAAAATCTCAACCCACTCAACAAATGTTGAAAGAACATTGTAAGTGTACCGATGATAACCGAATTACTATAGGCAAGAAAAGACCTAGTGTAATGATTGTAGATGCTTTTGAAAAACCAGAAAACACTTATCAACCTAAACAACTTAAACCAAAAGATCCATATTAATGAAAACCATAGTATTAGGACCACCAGGAACAGGAAAAACATGGACTCTTTTAAATAAGGTAGAAGATTATTTAAAAAATACTGATCCCGATAAGGTGGGTTATTTTGCATTTACCAAAAAAGCAGCTAACGAAGCTAAAGTGAGAGCAATGAATAAATTTAATTTATCCGAAGATGATCTTCCTTACTTTAGAACTTTACATTCATTAGCATTTAGACGTTTAGGAATTAATAAAAATAGTGTTATGCAAAGTAGACATTATGAAGATCTTGGTAGACAAATAAATGTTCCATTAGACTATAATGATTATGATGACGAGGAAACAGGATTATTTACAACTAAAAGTGATTACTTACGTATTATTAATTTAGCAAAGCTTAGAAACACTACACTAGATAGACAATTTAATTTACAAGAACACAATCAAGATGTTGAGTATGATAAATTAGTTATTATTGCAAATGAATTAGACAATTATAAAAAGCAGTACAACTTAATAGACTTTAATGACATGATTTTAGAGTTTACAAAATCAGATTCTGCAATTCCTAAATTTGAAGTAGTTTTTGTTGATGAAGCACAAGACTTATCTTTAATGCAATGGGACATGACAAGAGCAATTTGGAATAAAACAACAGACTCTTTTATCGCCGGAGATGATGACCAGGCTATTTTTAGATGGGCAGGTGCCGATGTAGATAGTTTTATTACTCAAACGGGAAAACTTTTACCTCTTATTCAATCAAGAAGAATACCTAAAAAAGTTCATGATATAGCCATGAAAATTATTGGGAGAGTTTCAAATAGAATTCCTAAAAATTGGCTACCCCGAACAGTGGAGGGCTCACTCACTATGCATAATACATTTGAAGACGTGGATATGTCTTCAGGAGAATGGATGGTTCTAGCTAGAACTCGATACATGTTGGAAGTATTGGAAGAAACATTAAGAACTAAGGGTTTTTATTATGAGAATAGATTTCAAAAATCGTATGAAAAAGATATTCAAGAAGCAGCTGTTGACTGGGAACATTTACGTAAAGGCCAACTGCTTCACTACAAGCAAATAGAAAAAATATCTAAATACATGGGGCCTACCCATTGGCAAAAAATAAAACTTAAAGGTATGACTAAAGATTCTTTTCATGGAATAGATAAACTCACCAAAGATTTTGGATTAAAAATAAATACAGAATGGTTTAATGCATTTGATGACTGCACTATAGAACGTAAAGAATATATTAGAGCTATGAGAAGAAATGGGGAAGCTTTAAATAAAGATCCTAGAATTCATCTTTCCACTATTCACAGTGTTAAAGGAGGAGAACGACAAAACGTTGTATTATTAACTGACCTAAGTCACAATACTTATAAGTCATACGAAAAAAATCCTGATGATGAGAATAGATTATTTTATGTAGGTGCGACAAGAACCAAAGAAAATTTACACATTATCCACCCTAAGAACGAATATAAAGCTTACCCGCTAGAGGATATATAATGCATACTCTTACAAGCGAACTTGTTTTATTATCCATGATAACATTTTATTTTGGAATCAAACTATATTTATATTTTATTATATGAGTGATGTATATAAAAAACAAATCGGAGGGGATCATTATCAATCTATGGTTATTCAACCTTCAGAGTTTATAAATAAAAATAATTTGCCTTTCGCCGAAGGGAATGCTATAAAATATTTGTGCAGACACAAGCAGAAAGGACAAAGACAAGATTTAGAAAAAGCAATTCATTACTGTCAAATGGCAATCGATAGAGATTATCCAAAAAAAGATTTCTTAGAAGAAGCTGAAAAAGAGAAAAAAGAATTAGCAGAATGTTATGAAGAAGCAAAAAGACAAACAGAAGAACGTAAATCAAAAGAATGGATCAAAGGCTATGACAAATGGAAGAAAGATAAATGATAAATCAAATATTTCCCAATTATTTTTATTCTTTAATAACTCCCACTAATAAAGAAGAAATTCTTAAAGCCGCTAAAAATGCAAAAATTGATAAAAACATAAAGAGGGGAGGGGTTCCTACTCATAAACAAAGTTTTTTATTCCCAGAAGAGTTGGGATCTTTTTTGGTTCCTTCGGTGCAAAAATTTTTCAAAGAATTAGGTCATAAAGATAAGACGGAAGTTACACTACAATCAATTTGGAAAAACGTATATGAAAAAGGCCAGTATCAAAATATGCATGATCATTTATATGGTTATGATAACGCAGATTTATCAGCTTCTCTTTTTTTAGAGGATGATCATCCAAACGCTTCTCAATTTTATTTTTACAACAGACATCAATCAGAAATTTCAGGTGCCTGGAGAAAAATGATAAAATCTCAGAGTCATTTTCATGTTTATTGGATATATCCTAAAGCAGGAGATATATTATTTTTTCCTTCCCACATGTTGCATGGAGTCACTCCACATAATTTAGAAAAACCTAGAGAAACTATTTCTTTTAATATGAAAATTAAATAATGATACAACAACCACTTTTCAAACCACAAACAGAATGGTTACCACCGGAAGAATTTCCAGATTTATCTAAATATAATGAAATTTCAATAGACCTAGAAACTAAAGACCCTAATTTAAATATAAGTAGAGGCTCTGGCTCTATTGTAGGAGTAGGAGAAATTGTAGGTATAGCAGTTGCTGTTAAAGATTGGTGTGGTTATTACCCAATTGCGCATGAAGGTGGTGGTAATATGGATCGCAAGATGGTTCTGAAATGGTTTCAAGATGTATTAAGTACACCATCCACAAAGATTTTTCACAACGCCATGTATGACGTTTGTTGGATTAGGGCCCTAGGTTTAAGTATTAACGGTAAAATAGTCGACACAATGATAGCCTCGGCTTTGGTTGATGAAAATCAAATGCGTTATGACTTAAACAACTGTGCTAGAAGATATACTGGAAAAGGAAAAGATGAAACAGAATTATATGAAGCTGCAAAAAGTTGGGGAGTAGACGCCAAGGCAGAGATGTACATGTTACCAGCGCTGTACGTTGGTACCTATGCAGAACAAGATGCACGTATTACTTTAAACCTTTGGGAAGAATTAAAAAAAGAAATAAATTTACAAGATCTTAATTCCATTATGGATATGGAAACAGAATTGTTTCCTTGTCTAGTTGATATGAAATTTAAAGGTGTTCGCGTGGATGTGGAAGCAGCGCACAAATTGAAAACCATACTACTTGAGCAAGAAAAACAATCATTACAACAAATAAAAAAAGAAACACAAGTAGATGTCCAAATATGGGCAGCAAGATCCATTGCACAAGTTTTTGATAAGCTAAACTTAGAATATGATAGAACCGAGAAAACATCTGCACCTTCCTTTACTAAAAATTTTTTAGCGAATCACCCCCACCCTCTAGTGAAACACATTGCCCGGGCTCGTGAAATAAACAAGGCCCATACCACCTTCATTGATACCATAATCAAACATTCTTACAAGGGTCGTATTCATGCTGAAATTAATCAGCTACGGGGAGATAATGGTGGAACAGTAACGGGAAGATTTTCTTACAGTAATCCAAATTTACAACAGATACCAGCACGGAACAAAGACCTTAGACAAAAGATTAGGGGCCTATTCATCCCTGAGGAGGGACATACATGGGGTTGTTTTGACTATTCTCAGCAAGAGCCTAGGCTGGTGGTGCATTATGCAACTTTACAGAATCTTTATGGAGTGGACGAAGTATTGGCAGCATATCGTGAAGGAGATGCGGATTTTCATGACATTGTTGCAGACATGGCAGAGATCCCTAGATACCAGGCCAAGACAATTAATCTTGGTTTGTTTTATGGTATGGGAAAAAATAAATTACAAGCAGAACTTGGTGTATCTAAAGATAAAGCAGAAGAACTATTTAGACAGTACCATTCTAAAGTTCCATTTGTAAAACAACTTATGGATAACGTAATGCGTAGAGCACAAGACTCTGGAAGAATAAGAACATTACTTGGAAGATTGTGTAGGTTTCCACTGTGGGAACCAAATCAATTCGGGATTCATAAGGCATTGTCGCATGAAGCAGCACTCGCGGAACACGGACCAGGGATCAAGCGTGCTTACACTTACAAAGCATTAAATAAATTAATTCAAGGAAGTGCAGCTGACATGACGAAGAAAGCAATGATTGAATTACACAAAGAAGGTATTATTCCTCACATACAAGTTCATGATGAATTAGATATATCTGTAAAGTCCCCAGAACATGCGGAACATATAAAAAACATTATGGAATATGCAGTAGATCTTGAAATTCCTAATAAAGTAGATTACGAATCTGGGCCCAATTGGGGAAATATAAAAGAATGAATAAAATAATTACTGTTGATTGTGATTGGGCTATTAACGAGGAAAAAATTATAGAATTGATATCTTTGTGCACAAAACTTTTTTATCAAAAAGTACCCACATATTTTATAAGACAACATCATTCAGCTTTTCCTTTAGTGGAAGAAAATTCATTTTTATATAATGTAGACCATCATCATGATCTCTTCTACAATCAAGACATGGTAAGAAATGCTGAAAAAGGTATAATTACAGAAGCTAACTGGGTATTAGGACTTCTTCTTCATAAGAAATTAAATGGGTATGTTTGGGTAAAAAATTTTAAATCAGATGCTGATGATAAAACTATTGAACTTTATTTAAGAAAAATAAAATATTTTAAAACAACAAATACAATTAAAGATATCGAAGATGAAATTTTTAATAAATTAATTATTTGCGAGAGTGCTTTTTATCATAAAGCGTCATCTTTTGTATTTGAAATTTTAAAAAAAATATGTGAAAATATTAATCATGAATATGTAGACATAAAAAAAGATAATGAACTTGGACATATATTTTTACCAAATTCGGGTGCAATAGAATAGTGATACATAAAACAATGATACATAAAATAAAGAAAGCTTATAAAAAAAATAATTGCCTCTTATTAAAAAAGGTCATTAACTTAAAATATTTTAAAATAGATTTTAATTTTGATACAATGCATGCGTTACATGCTAAGTATAATACCCTAGAATTTTATAACAAAAACAGGCTTCATCTTGGTCAATTACGTAATTTACAGGAAATCCCCCTCTTCAAAACTTATTTAGATTATATAGCTACTCCCTTAAAAGATATATTTACCGGGATAGTTTTAGACTTTTTTTATTCTACTATTGGAATAGTTGGCCCTTCTCATATAGATGGAGAACATGTTATTATATTAGGAATTAAAAATGCGACTTATTATCACTTAAATAATACTGATGTTATAGTAGAGCCTGGAGATATATTATATATACCCAAAGGCGTTTTACATCATTCTTTTTCATCAAGAGAAAGAATTATATTAAGCTTATCTTTATGGGAAAAGTAGACTATGAATCTAACCCTAATTGAGATACAATAAAATAAACAAGGAGAAAACTATGAACAAAGTTAAACAAGTATTGGCATTGGCACAAGCTCATCCAAAGATATCTACCGCTGTAGTGGTAGTAATCATTGCTATATATTTTTTAGCAACTTAAGCCATGAGTCATGATCTTACTCGATACCTACTTACGCCAAAGTAAAATCCACGGTATCGGAGTTTTTGCAAATACACCTATTAAAAAAGGTTCTCAAGTTTGTGATTATGATTCTCCACTAGCTAAAAAATTCGAGGTAAATTTTTCAAAAAAAGAGGTTTTGACTTATCCTAAAGTTATTTGTAACTTTTTATTAACTTATGGTTATGAGGAACCTCTTGGATCGGATCATCTTTATGTATCTTTGGATCAGGATAGATTTATTAATCACTCTAATAATCCTAATATTTCTCATGCTGGATTTGCTTTAAGAGACATTGACAAAGATGAAGAATTGAGGTGTAATTATAAAACACTAGACAGTGATCATGAAAAATATAAATATATTTAATTATGGCCTATTTAAATGCAAACATTCCTGTGCTCTATTCACAGATCAGGAGAGAGTATCTCTATGATCTTAAAGAGCACCATGGAGAAGTGGAAGACTGCATTATATTTGGCCTATCATCAATTACAGGGCGCCCTATACTCTTTCATGCAATTATGGAAAACGGTGCTGTATTCTACCGTCTGCCGATCTCTGCGTTCATTCAAAGAGGTTTTGAACCGGACAAAGTTCCTGGGATGCGACTTGATGAGCTGGAGCTGTGGAATTGCTTTAGTTACTACCCTAGTGTTACTTCTTTTGATCTCTTAGAAGGAAGTTCTGGAAAGTTTTTTGGAAAAGATAAGAAAAACCATCCCGGTAAATATCTTTTTACAGTTGACTGGGCACATCCAGAGAGTAATATAGTCGACACAGATCATTCTGAAATACCGCATGAACATAAGTGCGCCCACATCCTCGCCTTAAAGGATGGAAATTATGCAGCACAACCTAATAATAGAATCCTTTGGGACATAACGTCATTCACAGTAAGAGATGAAGTTCCTGATTGGAAAGTGCAAACATCAGATTGGAATGTGGAAGACACAGGTAATTGGAAAACGGAAGATACCGATAGGTACTTTTATGAGATTGAGGAAACCAAAGATGAAGAAGAGAAAAAATATTTAGCGGAAGAAAAGGCCAGGGCTGATTATGCAGCCTCTTTTCAGGAGAAAAAAAATGAAGAAGTGTAAAAATTGTAATTGTAAGTGTCACTGTGATGGTGAGTTACATGCAGATGTATATGGAGTGTGCACCTGT